GGGCATGGGCTTGTTGTCGGCGTTGGTGGCGATGCCCGCCCCCTCCTTCACGATGACCAGTTTCCCGTTGACGGGCCTGACGACGTAACCGCGAGGCTGGACCAAGCGGCGGATGAGCCCGGCGTCCGGCTCCTCGGTCTGGTCGAGGTGAGGGGTTGCCATCGCGAGGACGTCGGCAGGGGCCACCAGCTCGACGCCGTGCTCCTTGGCAATGGTCTTGGCGATGGTGTCCAGCGTGCCCGGCTCCCACGAGCGGGTCTTGACCACCAGCCAGGACTCAAGGGCGAAGGCCGAGGAGCCCGTGACGAAGGCGGCGGACTTGCACGTGATGACCACTTGGTCGGGCGGGCCTTGGAACGAGGCCTTGTCCACGGTGAACGTGCCGAGGGCCGTCAGCTTGCCGTCGTAGCCCAACAGGATCTCCAACTCGTCCCCCTGCTTGGGCGGGGTGATGGCGGTGCCGGAGTTGTCGAGCGTGATGGTCAGACTGTCGGCCTCGTCCTTGGACTCGTCCCGCACGCGGATGGACACGAGGTAGGGCTTGAACGTCTCGGTGACGTCCTTGCCGTTCGCCCGGATGGCCCAGTCCGGCTTCACCAGAGGCGCACGCTGGCCTCACCTTGGGCTTCCAAGGTCGGCAGGATGATGAGGAGGCCGGAGGGGTAGATGAACCCACGAGCCGCGAGGCCGGGGTTGGCGGCGAGGACGGCTTCGACCTGACCGGGCTTTTGCTCGCCGTAGATCTTGCGGCAAACATCGTCCAGCATGTCGCCCTCGCGTGTGATGTATTGGGTGCTCATTCGGCGTAGCGTTTAAGGCTGAGGGTGAACTCGATGCGGCGGGGTGCTCCGTTGGCACGGAAGACGCCCTGGCGGTCCGTCAGGCCCGTGATGACCCACTGTCCTAGGCTCACCCCTGCCTCGTCATTCGTGAAGGCTACAAGGTCAAGCGGGACGCCTTGGTCGGCCTCGCGAGTCATCAGCCCGATCTGGTCATACCCGCCCTTGTATTCGGGATAGATGACCCCGGCGATGGTGATGCCCGGAGCGGCCTTGCCCGTGAGCTGCATGGAGGGGAAGCCCCCGATGAGGGATTGCTCCGTCCAGTCCCAGGAGCGCGTGCGCACGAGGTCCTCGTAGGAGGCGGTTTCGATGGAGAAGCGGTAGTCTCCAAGGGCGAGCATTACTTCGTTCATGGTTAGGCGACGCCCACGTGGTGGGGCTGGATGTCACGCATGTAGCGTCGGAACTCCTCCATGATCTCGGAAGCGTTGGAGCCCGTGGCCCCGGAGATGTTGAAGTTGTAGTTGATGGCTCCGCTGTGTCCGGGCGGGGGCTTGGGCGAGGCCTTGGCGGGGCCGGAGCCGGACGCAGGCTTGAGGGGTTCGGCCCTCGGCGTGGACTGTGCGGCCCCCGTGACGGACTGCCCGAAGCGGACGGGGCTCATCGGGAAGAAGCCGCTGTTGGAGCCGACCCCGCTTTGGAAGGATGGCGGTCCGGGCTTCTTGTCCTCCTTCTCGTAGAACATGGACCCGATGTTCTCGCCCACCTTGCGGGAGAACGATGCCACGCCTTCGAACGCCTGGAGCACCTTGGTCATAACCCAGAGCCACTTCTCCATCACGGTGAGGATGATGGGGAGGTTGTCGCCGAGGGTCTTGAACACCGGAACAAGGGCATCGCCAAAGGCTGCGAAGGCCTTCTTGGTTTCCGGCTTGTTGAACCACGCCGTAATCTTTTCGAGGACGTTGGTGATGAGGGGTAGGACCTTGGTCCCCATCTCAAGCCACATCGCCTTGAAGGAGATGCCGAACTTGGCGACGGCGACGTCATAGGACTGGGCGAGCTTCTCTTGGTCCTTGGTGATCTTGTAGCCCGCATCGCGGGAGTCGCTCATCATGCCCCGGATGCCATCGCGACCTTGGTTGAGGAGGTTGACGAACCGGGCAGAGTTCTTGCCGAAGAAGGCAGTCGCCAGAGACACCTTGGGGATGTTGCCCTTGTAGTCCTTGAACGCCTCGGCGAGAGCCTGGACCTGAGTCTCGGGCGTGAGAATGGACAATTCCTCAAAGGTGAGGCCCAGCTCCTTCAGCGCATCAGCGGTCGGGCCGGTGCCATCCTTCGCTGACTCCAGCGAGAGGGTCATCTTGCCAATCTTCTCGTTCAGTTTGTCGGCCTCGATGCCGGACAGGCTCGCGGCGTATTGCAGACCGAGGAGGTTGCTGGCGGTCATGCCGAGGCCATCTGCGATGTCCACGGTGTCGTCGATGAACTTACCCGTGGCGTTGCCCAGGGCGACCACGGCGACGGTGGCGGCGACCCCAGCGGCGGCGACTGCGGCCACGGCGGCGGCGGTGGCGGCGACGAAGGGAGCAGCGGCCCCGATGGCCCCGAGGGTCGAGACGGTGGCAGGGCCGAAGGTCGAGGAGGACGCGAGGCCTCGGGCGATTAGAGATCCAGTCGGTCCGAGCTGGAACCCGCCCCCGGAGTTGAGCATCCCGCCGATGGCGGAGAGCCGACCCTGTCGCGCACGGGTCGCGGCTTGGGCACGGTAGAGCCCGGCGAGTTTCTTCTCAAGGTCCCCGGTCGCTTTGCCAGCGGCCTTGAGTTCCTTGACCATCTTCTCCAGCTCTTTGGTCTGCTGGCTGATGGCCTTCAGTTCAGCACCGACGCCCTTGGCGTTCTTGGTGATGGCCCCGAAGGCACGGCCTAGGGAGGAACTGACGTTCCCTCCTACGGTGATGGTTGCGGCTAGTTTGCGGTCGGCCATTTAGGTGGTGGGTGGTTTCGGTATGGCGTTTAACCAGTCGATGAACTCGCCGACCTCCAAGCCGCCAATCTCAGCGAGCGACCAGCCGGTGTGCTCGGCCAGCATCAAGACGCCCCTGCGGGCATCCTCGACTGTCAGGAAGTAAAACCCCGGAACACCTCTTGGAGCTTGGAGTAGTCCTTGAGGTCGAGGCTCTTGATGTCGTCGGGGGCGAGCTGGCAGAGGTTGGCGAAGAGCACGATCTCGCGCTCGATTTCGTCCTTGATGCGGTTGGCGGTCAGGACGTCGCCGACAGTGGAGCGACGCATGGAGAGCACGCCGACCTTCGCACCAGCGATGGTCAGGGGGAACTCCAGCTCGATGGTTGCAGCGGACATGGATTACAGACCGCCCAGGGCGTTGCGGACCCGGTTAACGGAGCGGATGACGTTGGCGGCTTGGTCGAGGACTCCGAGGGCGGAGCCACCGATGCCGAGGGCCGCACGCTGTTCGGCGAGGCGGTCGATGGAGCCGATGACGCGCTTCATGTTCGGGATGTCGATGTCGTGGATGACAATGCCACCCTGCTCGTAGCGGTAGGTCGTGAGGTTGAGATCCAGCTTGATGGTGGCCTCGGCACCCGGCGTCCAAGCGGACGGGCTCATGCTGACGACCTTGCCACGCATAGCCACGTGGACGGACTCAACGGAGCCGTCGAGGCTTTCGAGCGCACCCTTGAAGACGAGCGGGACCTGATAGCCTTCGCCGACACCCCACTGGGCGAGGGCGAGCTGGTCGAACTCGCTGAGGGTGACGGAGCACTCCAGGGCTTCCTGACCCATCTCGACCTTGACCGGGGCATCCATGCCACCAGCACGGAAGTCTTCGGTGACGAGGGTGAGGGCCGGGAGCTGGGCTTCCTTGATGTTGCCAGCGTAGCCCTTGCCGTCGATGAAGACGGAGAAGTTCTTGAGGAGTTTGTTTGCGACAGCCATGTGCGTGAATGGTTAGGGGTTAGACGATTTCGGAGAGGTAGTCGTTCACGAGGGCCGAGCGGAACGTGATGTGCTCCGCCGGGTAGGGGGCCGTGAACTTGACGTCGAAGTAGACCTTGCCAGCGGCGATGTTCGCCGGGGTGTTGAGATCAGCGGAGGGGGAGCACTCGCCGCCGATGATGGCACCCTGAGCCTGGAGGCTCTTGAGGTAGGCGTTGACCGAGTCCGACACGTCCGAGAGGTAGGTGCGGGTGATGTTGCGGTCCACGGCCCAGAGGTGCGCACGGAGGATGCTGTCGT